ATGTTTTAATGATGATAATACCGTAGATAAAAGTATAGCAAAGAATGCTTTAGAGATAGTGTATTCTATGAAAGCACATGGAGATATAAATAGTAGAATGGCATTTTTATTAAGAGAGTCATTTATAAATAAGAATATACTATTACCAATAAATAATATAGATGCGAAAGAAATGGTTTTTGAAAAGAATAATGTGAAATCAGGTGATATTGAAGAGAAGGCTCATATAGAAGCAAAATTATTACAACCATTTGAGCAAACAGATATTCTTGTTAATGAAATGATAAATTTAGAGTCAGAAATAAAAGAAGGAAAAGTAAAGATTACCGAAAAGGGAAGATCACATAAAGACAGATATTCCTCTTTATTATATACGAATTTCTTAGCAAACTTAATAGAAGAACGAGAATATAAAAATAAAAACAATGATACCGGTTCAGATTTCTTATTCTTAAATTAGGAGGTGGATAAATGGATAATGAAAAAGTAGAATTAGATATGGATATAGAAAATTTGGAATTTGCTAGAAATATGGCCAATTCTGATTTAAATGTTCCATATTTAAATAGAATTAGTACAGATTTATTTGGAGCTTCTAGCATTAAGAAAGAACAAGTTAAAAATTTAATGTCTGATCCAATCAAAAATGCTAGTGAATTGCAAAAAGTTTACAATATAATAAAAAATACATCTGGTACTTTAAAAGAAATAGTATTATATAAAACAAATATATTAACATATGACCATTTCATAGTACCTCTTGATATGAATAAATATAACAACAAAGATAAATTAGAAAAGGCTGAGTTTAATGCTGCTTCTCAATTAGAAAAATATCAGTTGAAATATAATTTACCATGGATTGTGCAGAGAGTTGTAGAACAAGGCGTTATTTATCTGTATAAAGTTGAAACGTCTACTGAAATATATTTTATTGAAATTCCAGCATCAATGTGTACAATGACATCGTTTAAAGATGGAGTATGGAGATTTGGGATCAACGTTAAGAAACTAACTGAAAAAAATATAGTATGTTATCCTGATGAAATACAAGACATATATATCAAAAATAAATCAGGTGGACTTAGGGATGAATTAATAGATAATACATATTATGAATTAAGTGAAAATGCATTTGCTTTTACGTTAGAGAGATTTAGTGACAAAGGCACACCTTATTATTCTCATTTATTATATGATTTGTTGTCTTTAGATGAGTTAAAAGGTATGGAAACTGAAAGTGCTAAATTAGATAACTATAAACTTATACATCAAATTCCTTTAACAGATAAGGACGGTAAGATGCAACACACAAATGATGTAAATACGATGTATCATAATGCATTAAAGAAACAAGTTCCTAATGGGGTAGGTGTTGTTACTTCTCCTTTGAAAATTGATTCTGTTACATTAGGTAATTCAAAAGAAAGTAAAATGAATTACTATAATAAATTAGAAGAATCTATTTATTCTAGTTCAGGAATCAACTCAGAATTAATGAATGGTAGTAAGAGTTCCAATGAAGCAGTCGCATTAGGAGCGATTATTGATACTCTGTTGGCATTTAAAGTATTAAATGAAATTAAACACTGGTTAAATATAGACTTAAAAAGAAATGCCAAAACTAAGAACTGGAAGGTTACATTTGTTGAATCAACTAAACATAATAGACAACAGATGATAAATGATGCCAAATCAACTATCACTACATGGTTTGGTAAAAGAATGTATATGGCATTACAAGGTTATACTCCTTTAGATTCTATAAATATAATCAAATATGAAGATATGTTGGGATTAAGTGATGTTTTAAAACCATTAATGACATCACATACTGCTAGTTCAAGTGATTCTGGAAGACCTTCTAATAGTGAAACAGAAGGAAGTTTAACTCAAACAGGGGAGGCTGAGTAATGAATTTTATATATGCTATGAATGAAACAGATAAAATGGAACTTTTATCAAAAGGTTATAATTTCATCTGTGAGCAAACAATTAATGGTAAAGTTACCTATTTGTTTGAAAATAATATACCCGATAAGATATCTACATTTACTGAGAATGGTGAATGTAGATTTTTTTATAGCAACAAATTAACTTTTTAGATAAGGAGGTGAAATTTTGAAAATACAGAAGTTACCATGCAACATTAAGAAATTTTCAGAGGAATCTTATGATGGATTAGTTAAAGCAAAAGTAATAATTATGCATGAATCAAAAAATAGAAATGGGAGTTCATTCAGTATAGATGCAATGAATGACGCTATGGAATCATTAAAAAGAAGACCATTACTTGCTTATATAAAACGTGATGAAGATGGAATTGCTGAAGATTTCGATGAGCATAATTATATACAAAAAATCGTACAAGGTGACGATGGTTATGAGATACAAACTTACTACCTTGAAAGGCCAATAGGTTGTTTCTTTGATGACTGTAACCCTAGATATGAAGAGATAGATGGTGTAACTCATTTAGTTGCAGATTGTTATATTTGGGAAGATTATAGTAATGAATCATTACAATTGTTAGAGGACTCCGATGGACAAAAAGATGTAAGCATGGAAATAGAAGTTATAGATTCACAGTACAATAAAAAGAAGAAAGTGTTAGATATTAATAAGTTTAAATTCAGAGCTGTAACCGTTTTGGGTTCAAACATCATTCAGGGAATGAATGGGACTTGTAATTTAAATTTATATACTAATAAAACTAACTATGATGATTTTATTATGCAGGTGGAATGTAAACTTAATAATTTAAAAAAGGAAGGTGAAGATATGTCAGTAAATCAAGAACCTGTGGTAAATCCAGTTGAACCTACTGTGCCAAATACTTATGGTTTATCAGTTACAAATTTAAGAGAACAAGCATATACTCAGATAGCCGCAATGACAGTTACTAAAACTGATTATTGGGGAGATGAATATGAGGCAAGAATGTTCTACTACAGAGATTTATTACCTAATGAAAATATAGTTGTAGTTGAAAGTGCTTCAGATTATTCATATTTTGGAGTTCCTTATACTGTAAATGAAGATACAATAACATTAGATTTTGACAGTAAGAAAGAATACATAAGTGAGTGGAGAGAAAAGAAAGGGACTGAAGATACGCAACTTCAATTTGATTTAGATAGGGATCAATTAAAAGATATAGTATTATCTAAATTTAATGCTAAAGAAGAAGAAATTAGTAAGCTTAAAGGCGAGTTTGCTCAAAAAGAAACTGAAATAACTAACCTTAGTGTTGAACTAGAAGGGTTAAAACAATTCAAACAATCTGTTTTAGATACTGAATATAAATCAGAAATAGAAAATATAGCAGCAGAATTCACATTAGGTGAAGATAATGTGCTGATTCAATTATCTGATGAAGAAATATCTGAATTTAAAGAAAAGGCTATAAACAAACAAATAACAAAAGAAGAATTCAAGGGTGAATTATATAAACTTCAAGGTATGAAATTTATGGCCAACAAGGAAGCATTATTAAATTCTAAACATGAAAAATTCAGTGCAAAAGACACTGGAATAGATTTAAAAATAAACAAAGAAACTAAATCTACTGTAAAACCTTACGGTGGAATTTTAGGATAATTAAAAATTTAGGAGGAAAAAAGAATGGCAAATTTATTAGAAGAAAGAAGAGTACCTTATGCATTCCCAATAAATGTTAAACATAATTTAGAGACACCATTACAAAGAGGAATGTTAGTTTCAGTTGAAGGGATAAATGCACAAGAATTTGATGTGTATGATGTGGTTGCGGTTGATGCTGAGAAAAGAGTTGCAATGATAACTGAGGTTGCAATGAGTTATGAAGATACTTTTGATGAAAGAGACTTTGTTTTACCAAAAGGTAAAGTTGGTAGAGCGAACTACTTACAAAGAGGAGAAATATATACTGTTGCTAAGTCTTTATTAAGTGGAACTAAAACTAAAGGAACTTTGATAAAGCCAAAGGCTTCTGGACATGATTGGGAAGATGCTACAGGTGCTGAAGATGCAGTCGCAATAGTATTAAAAGAAGTAAATTATGAAGGTCAAGAATCTGTTTGGATAGAGATACTTTAATAACAAATAAATAACAAAATTGGAGGAAATATAAATGAAATTAAATGATATACAACAATTAGCGTTAGATTTATACAATGGTAATGTAATACCATCTGATACATACTCAAACTCAAGAGAAGCAGAAGATAGATTAAGAGATATGTTAAATGAAAAAATAGCAGAGTGTAAAGATATATATGGATTTGGTGAAAAGAAATATCAAATATTTAGAATAATATCTCAATTAGTTGAAATACCTGTCGAAAGATTATTAAGAGATACTTTTGAGCCATTTGCTGATTATCAAAATGTTGCTTACCATGAATTAGCTGAGTATGACATAGACGATGATAGATTATATGATTGTTCTATAGTTGCGAGAGATAACAACAACTTACAAAGACAAAGAATACTTGGTAAAAAATTAAGACTAGATGGATTTGAAATAGGACTTGCTGTTTACGATCACTTTGATAACTTCCTTGCTGGTAAAATAGATTTTGCTAAGTTCATAGAAAAAGTTGAAAGATCAATAGAAGAGAGAGTTACTAAAGAAGTTGGTAGAACATTTACAGCAGCATACGATAACGCACATACTAACCTAAAAGTGACAGGAGCTGTTGATGAAAGTAAATTATTAGAGCTTTGTGAAAAAGTAGGAAAGAACTCAGTTATATATGGAACAAGACTAGCATTAAACAAAGTCCCTGGGTTACAAGCATATGATCCAGATAATAAAGATAAGAGAGATAACGGTTATGTTAAGTTATTCAATGGACATAAATGTGTGGTTGTAGATAATGTTTATAACGAAGAAACAAATACTTGGGCATTTGAAAGTAAGAAATTATACATAGTTCCAGATGGAATTAAACCAATAAAAGTTGCTATGGAAGGTGCACCATTAATTTTAGAAGATACAACTGGTAACAGAATAGATGCTAGTATTTCTTTCCAAATGAAACAAAAAATACAAGTTGGTGCAATAAAGACTAAGAAACATGGTTTATATGTAATAAGTGAATAGTTAAGATTATTTAAGAGATGTTAAAAACATCTCTTATTTTTATATTAATATGAGGGAGAGATGTGTAAATGGAAGAACAAGTAAAAGAAACTAAAAAGGTTACGAAAACTAAAAAAACAACTAAGAAAGCGACACCTAAAAAAGCTATAAATATAAAAAATGAGTTAAAAAAGAAGTCTAAAGAAATAGAAGTCGAAGTTATGAATATAACTGATGGTGCTGTTTACTACAGAGATAAAGAAGGTAATGAATTAGATATAGAATACACAGGTGATACTGATGTGGTGTCTTTAAAGTTTTTAGAAAGCATAAAAACAAGAAGGGATATGTTAGAAAAATTATATGTGTCAATATGTGATGTATATGATGAAGATTATTCTGTAGAAGATATTGTATCTTATTTAGGGCTTACAGATTTATATTCTAAAGTTCAATTAAACTTAGAAGGTATGGATGAGGCATTAGAAAATTCATCAATAGAAGAATTTGAATTATTACTAAAGGAATCTAATAATGTAATGATTGCTAGATTATGTGAAAGAGCAGCAAGATTGGCTAAAGAAAATA